AAGCAGTGGTATCAACGCAGAGTACTATGCCGGCACAAGTGAACTGCTACTACAGTCGAGTGTAAACTGCAAACGGCTCGTATCAGTTTCAAGCAGACGTTCGAGCAGATTTTTGCGTCGCGAATAAGCCTATTATGTGTAGACGTCAGCTGACTGATCTGGTTAGCCTGTAGTGCGACAACGAGGGCTACATAACTAGCGACAAATTATGTTCAACTAGTTTGCTGGAGTGCTCAGAAAGTGTGTACACTCCGGGCGTCTGCCTAGAACGCCGAAATGAGCTTGTTACAGGCAGTGTGGTGTTTACAATAACCACCCGGAAAATTATTTTTTTCTCCTCTCAAATTTTCAATAGTTTTCAATAGTCGGAAATAGACGAAAAATCTGAAATTTTGACAGCTTCGGTGAAATAATACAGTAAAAAATTGTCGTCAAAGGAGAAAATTTCTGGGGAATTAGGCACAAATTTTGGCAGATTATTGTGTTTATACGCTTTACATTATATTATAAAATTTGAGAATTAATGCAGCCGGATGAAGGCAAAACTTTTTGCAAATTTATGTCATGTTTTTGAAACTTTTTCATTCAAAAGCTATGCCCGAAAAGCAAAAAAAATGTCATCTCCAAGGTGTTCTTTATCTTTTCTGAAACACCCGTCAAAAAATTATTTTTTACTTTCCGTTCAGAAGAGAGTCCCGAAAAAACACGTTTTCCTTCCGGAAATTTTCCGCAGTGTCCATAAATCCACGTAACAACGGCCAAGTTAGCGGCGTACGAGACCGTTGAGTGCGCTCTGTGTTACGGCCGACGCTGCCGGCGTGAGAGCTCACGCATGCGGCTCCTGCAATCCTGACGGCGAGGATGAGCAGTCGATCAAGAGACGCTGGTAAAGAACGTTTGCATTTGTGTCGTTTTATTTTTTTCTGTGTACGTATATTTCGGCGCGAATGAGTCAGGCATGAACCTTCTTTAAACTTTAAACGTGAGCTTCAGCATTCAATTTTCATTTTTTTACAAGAGAGAGGAAAAACGCAGTACGGCGACAAATCGTGGCCTCCTTTTCTCTGTTGCTTCAAAAACTTATGTGCTGGTGTTTTTTTGTGAAACGGCAGGATGCCTTTTCGGCTTTGCCGATTTACTTGTTGAAAGTGGAAGTTTTCGGAACAATGGCGTTGGCGTCAAAATGCGTGCGCCTCTCTGCTCGGCGTGTCGCCCACCGTCGCACATGGCGGAAGACATATTCGATTCTCGCACTCGTGAGGCTGCAATTGAGATATTAACCATCGTGGTGTGCGAAGAGAGAAGACAGAATGGCGATACTCGAGGCTCTTCTTGTTTTTCTTTGCTCATTGAACGTCGTTGGTGGTCAAGATGCATCGGCGGCATGGAGCATCATTCAGGGATCCAACTGTATGTTTGCGATATTTCGCTGCTTTATCATAGCGGTGCCGAAAAGCTTCACTGTGGCACGAGGACACATTTCTTAATTTATTCGTTTTCGACACTTTAAAATCGAGAAAATTGTAGAGGACGGTTGACGAAGACTTCTGAAAATTCCTTGTAATTTTGATATCCTTTCACTTCGTTCCAGATCTCTTCAAACGTCTCTAATTTAGCCATTTTTGGACGAAAGTTCTGTCGAGGCATGATTTCTTCAAAAATTTTGTCACATGTATTAGCACGTACCAGATACGAAAACTTTGCAGGCAATTTGGTGATCGCATTGGCAATTTCAATTATTTTTAACGAGGTATTTTAAAACTCATGTTCGCGCCGTTGGTTTTCATTTGCTTCCAATCAGGCTTGGTAGATTAGCCACGTCTTACTTTATCAGAAATGTTGACCAAAGTTTATAAGTAGAACACTCATTTTAGCAAAAGAATGAAATTAGACTAAACGTACCTCTCAATAATATACTAAGGATAATTTTGCATTTATGTACTTGGTGCTATATTTGTACATTTTTAATTTAACCCTTCAAAATTAAATTTTAAAATTAAATTAATTTTTTTTCGTGTAAGTATTGAAGACATTAACGTCTGTCTGTGTTGTCAGATGTTTATGCTTTTCCTTTACGTGTAGCACTATTTTCAGGCGGTGGCGAAGTCACCGACTACCTGCTTATCGACCCGAAGGAATGTGGAACACCTTGCAGTCTCGGCGCAAACCAATTCTGCGCGCTGACCGTCGCCGACGCAAGCACCGGCTGCAAAACCGAGTACGTTACCAATCGCACTGTATAATTTTTCACCGTTTTTGGACCCAGAGCAATCTACTTCTACGTAGTTCCACAGTCGTGTCGTGACAAACTTTCGACGACGACCGGCGGTACGACGTCATCTGGCACTACGACGTCGTCGAAGACAACTACTACGTCGGCCGGCTCGACGACAACGTCCAGCACGACGACGTCGTCTGGCTCATCGACGACGAGTACGTCGTCAGCAACAACAACAACAACGTCAACGACTGGATCCTCCTCGTCGACGCGATCCGGCTATTCCGGAAGCAGTAAGTTGAGTAGCAACTTGTGTGTGAGTCTTGAGAACCTTTTTCCGCCTGACCATTTCAAGGAAAAAGTCGGAAACTTGTCAGTACCACCTTAAAACGTTTTCAGCAAGATGAGAGAATTCGCACTAATTCAAATCGATATGTCGAGGTTTCAAAAATATATGTTTTAAAAACGGAAATAGTAGTAGTCGTCGTTTTCTCAAAACGATGTGCAACCGAGACTGGAGCGAACTTGGTGCACTGTCTTCATCTTCACCCATCGCAGACCTTTGAAGATAGCTTCTCCGTCAATGCTGTGGTAGTGCTTTCTCGAAACATGCCCGTTTAGAAATTTGAAATTTCTTCGAAAAGAAAGATATGATGTTTTCTCGATACGACTGTTGAGTACAACAATAGAGATCACAGTACTCTGCGTTGATACCACTGCTTAAGCAGTGGTATCAACGCAGAGTACTTGACGATCTGCTCGGCTACGGCGTCGGCGTTCTGGTTGGTGTCGAACCAGTTCTGAGACGCATCCACCACCCGTCGCATCTGAATGGGCTGTTGAAGCTGGTTCGGCCACGCCTCGTTGGGGTCGTCGGGGCTCGTGACGGGGAGCTGCGCTGAAGGCTTGTAGGCCACTAGCCTCTCCGCATCGTGTAGCGACGTCTCCGCGCCCGCCGTTCGCAAGTGCGCCCGAGGATCAACCAAACCGCCAGCATGCGCAGGTTCATCAGTTGGTCCTTCGCTTGCTGATCACGGGAACAAACTCGATGCTGTCGAGATCGAAATCTGGTCCTGGCGTGATCAACTCCCACTGGATATAGCGAGCCCTGAGCCCCTTGCCGATGTTGATCTTGGTCGTGCGCATGTCCTTTGGATTGAACTTGTAGAGATAGACCTTGTCCGCGCCGCCCTGGCCCTGGGAGGGGACGATCAGCTTGAGGATGAAATCCCGCGCGTTGTCGTCAACGCGCATCCCGATATAGACGCCGTCCAGCTGCGTGTACCGGGAGCCGCCGAGCGAGAGCATGGCCCCCTTGATGTCCGCAGCGATGTTTGCGCCGTCGTCTGTCTGAGCGTTGAGCGACCAGAGACCCTCGCTGTTTGCTCCGTAATAGTTGTTGCCGATCTGGCAAAAGCTGTTGAACTGGCCCCAGCCCTGGTACTCCGTGATCGCGTTGGTGCGCGTGTTCACGGCCCACTGGGTAAACTCCCCGGTGCCGGGGTCGACGGTCCCGATCGAAAACTCGACGCAGTCGACGATCACCGCCGAGTTGAAAATCATGTTGGCGCTGGGGAAGTCCTCCAGCCCGAGGTTGTCGGTGACGATCCGGGTGAACAGCTTGTTCGCGGTCAGGCTGGAAGTGAACCCCAGCGTGTCGGACAGGCTCCTGACGAACTGAAAAGAGGCCGTAAACGTGCCGGAAAGACCGAGCGTTTCGACCTTCGCGAGGCCGAAAAACTCGAGAATTTGGTCGCTGAAACCGAGCGTTTCGACCATGGAAAGCTGGCCGAAATGGCTGATTTGAAGGCTGTCGACCAGCCCCAGGCTCTCCATCACGGTCACCGCGCGAGCGAGATGCATCACGCCGGTAAAGCCGATATGGTCGACGATGGCCATGGGCAGGGCGCGGCTCAGAGCCCCGACCAAGCCGAAGACATCCGTGACCTTGCGGTGATAGGTCATCTGGGAGACGTTGACGTCGACCAGCCCCAGGCGATCCAGCGCCAGCGCGCCGGCCTGATACTGCTTGGACGTCATGTCGACCAGCCCCACGTTGTCGTTCATGAGGATGCCGAACAAATACCCTGGGGCGTCGATCAGCCCCAGGACGTCAGAGATCGTGTCAGCATAGACCGTCATAGTCATCACCCTCTGGGGCGTGTCTGGCGAGGCAGAAGAACACAACAAGTCCTACCACGACAGACGCGGCCCACCCCACAAGCATCCAGAGCCACCACATTACGTGGGAAGCGCGTTCAGCTGGTAGGTCAGCAACAACTGGTCAGAGTTGGACACGGCCTTGGACGAGCCGAACTGAGCCGCCGCGAACAGCGTCCCGGCCGTGCCGCCGATCACGTTCGAGCTGATCAGGAACGCGCCGTAGATCGTCACCGAGCCCGTGAAGGTGTAGGTGGCGCGGTTGGCCGAGTTGCTGATGCTCTGACCGCTCGGCGCGGCGGGGCTCCACTGAGGCCGCGTCGAAGAGCTATACGAGCTGCACTCGGTCGAGTTGCCCGCGATCGAGCTCGCCGTGTCCGTGGCGACGGGCGTGTAGTTGCCTTGGAACAGCCCCATGAACCACGACGTGATCTGGCCGCCGCCGTTCAGGTAGGTGTTCAGGACGTCGTTCAAGCCCTGGTTGACGACCAAGTTCTTGACATCGAACTCGTCGATCAGCTTTCCCTTGCGGAAAATCTCGCCTTTGAACCGACCGCCCAACTTGAGCCCGTCGACCGGGATCATATGCTTCGGGACCAGGAGCCCCGACTTCCTTTTTCCATATTCCATTTTCAGGTCTCCTAAGTCACGACCATTGCGGCGTGAAGCTATCCACGAACTTAACACACTCGTTTATCTCACGCCACGTACCGGCGCGGATGATCTCCGCGTCGACATAGTCACCGATCCTCGCGTTGTCCGAGGGCGTGCCCTGCGAGTTCAGGACGGCGACATACTGGTTCATCCCGTCCTGCCGTCGGAAGAACGCGGCTGCGCTCACGGCGTTCGGGAAGATGAATTTGCTCTCCGAGTAGTTGTAGCAAGTGCCGCTGTCGTGCGCGCCGCAGTAGCCTCGCCCCGTCATGAACAGAAGCGAGACTTGAGCCGACGTGTCCTGATCCAGTCCCACCTGTGGAGGGTTAGCGAGCTCCCCGGGAACCTCCACCATCGACCCGGGGATGACGGGCGTGTCCATCACCCGCGTTCGCTTCATCTCTTTGAAAGTGGGTCCCGAGATGAACCAGAGACCTTCCGTCGTTCCGACATACAGGCCGTCGCCGACGGCCCCTAGGAGCGTAACGTCGGCTTCGAAGGGCAGAAAGTTAGTGACCTTCTCAACGTAATTGTAAAGATAGAGTTCAGTAGCCCAGACTGTGCGGCCTTCAGCGAGATAGATGCGACCGTTATAATAAGCCAACGCTGTCGCCATTGGCGGCTTTCCGATAAGGCGACCTCGGATCGCAGGAAGCACCGAAGATGGGTTGACAACCGGGGAGAGGAAAATATCGGGGTCGTCTCCCCAAGGTCCGATTGTACGAGTTGTCTGGTTGATAATTCCAGAAAGTCCAGCTGAGCCCGAACTGAAATATATGTTCTGACCGACTTGAACATAACAAACAGTAGCGTTGTTATAACCAGACTGAAGCGCCACGAAAGACATGTCGGGGTTGATAATGCCCAGCGATCCATTCTTTACTCCGTAGCCGATTTTTTCGTTCGAGCTCCAGATGGAACTAAACGCTCCAGCGCTCGCCAGAGCGTAACCCCGACGACGATGGGGCTGGCCAACATCATCAAGATCAATATTAATGGCCAGTTCAAGTTCATCAGGTCCAAGCCTCTCTCGCTCGACGACGTTCTTGAGCCCCGCGAACTTCCTCAGTTCGACGCCGTCTGGTTGATCCGCCTCTTGGGGCTTCTGAGGATTGGCCATCAGAAATCATTGCTCGGGTTGGCGAGGATGTTGAACTGCCCTTGAGCCGAAGCCTGCACGCCGCCGGCCGCGTAGATCGTCCAGAACACCATCCCGCCCTTGCAAGCCGAGCTGTCCCACTGACCACTCCAGACAGTCTTGGTGCAGGTATCGTCGGTCTTGGGGTCGGTGTATGTCACCACGCTCGACGTCAGCGCGATCTGTGTCGTGGTCGGGCCGTTCGGGCCGATGAACTCCAACTGCGCCACCACCGAAGTCGGCTGCGGCGGGTTCGTAACCGGAGGGAGAACGATGAACTCCCCCGACAACTGGAGCAAGTTCTTCCTGACGAATGACGGCACACGGACCCCCTTTGCCGGATATGGGTTACCCCATTGAAAACGTGCAACTCCCGCGAACCGTAGCACACTCGGGAAATTTCCGAAATCCCCGACTTCCGAGGCCATCAGGGCGGCCAGGGTGATGCTTCCGATCGTGACGGCGATCGACGCGGCGTCGGCTACCTCGCTGGCCGTCAGAGCCACATTCCAGGCCACGGTGCCGGCCGCCGAGACCGCATCGGCTACCTCGCTGGCCGCCAGGACGGCGTTGTCGATCTCCACGGCCGCGAAACCGCCGACATCGGCGACCTCGGTCGTGGCCAGAGCTGCGTCGTTCGCCACGGTCGCGGAGAAGCTCCCGGCGTCCGCGACTTCGCTCGCGGCGAGCGAGACGCTGTCGATCACGCTGGCCGAGAAGCTCCCGACGTCGGCCGCTTCCGTGGTGGCCAGAGTGCCCTTATTGGCCACGGTTACCGAGAAGCTGCCGACGTCGGCGGCTTCCGTAGTGGCCAAGGCTGCATCGTTGACGGTGACGGTCCCGGAGAAGCTCCCGGCATCGGCGACTTCCGACGCGGTCAACGTGCCGCTGTCGATCACGCTGGCGCTGAACGACCCGGCGTCCGCGACTTCCGATGCGGCGAGCGCGGCCGTGGCGACCTGGGCGACCGTGAACGACCCGGCGTCGGCGACTTCCGACGCGGCCAACGTGCCGCTCGACGTCTGAGTGATGCTGAACGAGCCGACGTCTGCGGCTTCGCTGGCCGCTAGTTGGATTGTCTCGTTGAACGGCGTAATGGCATTGAACGCACGCTCGAACAGCGGCGGATACCAGAAGTCCCAAGGCGCTTTGGCCCAGTCAAGCAAACTCTCGGCGCTGTAGAACTCGGTGTCGGGCAGAGTGGACACCATCGCGGCGGCAATCCACTGAGCCCCACCCGCGTTGACGGAAGCGCCGCCGATAACGAACACTGAGCCTAAATTCTGATTAGAAGCCGCTCCAGTCACCGTGGACGTAGAGACCTGACCAGTAAGCAGGTTGACGACGATGAACGACATGGTCGTTTTATTGGCTACGACCGAGCAAGCAACAAAATATGGCACGTTCGCAGTTAGCGCCGTGATCCCAGAACTGGTAGTGACCCCTAAGCTGCTGACATAACTGAGCACGTTAGAGACCAGAACTAACTCGGTCTCGCCGGTCGATCCAGTGTTGTTCAAACATATGAGAGGTTGGAACACGTTGGAAGTAATGGGCGTGACGATCGCCGCCATCGTCACGCAGTTCGGGGCCGTGGTGCTCGAATTGAGGAACGAGTTGCCGTTGGTTGCGCCGCCAATGACATAAGGCCCCATCCGGCTATTGAAGCCACTCGTGGGCGACCCGGAGACGACCAGGGGCTTACCAGTTGGAACGTTGATGTAATTGTTGCCGCCACGAGCAGCGACGATGCTCATACGCACGCCCTTGGCGAAAGGGTGCGATCCGTCGAACGAGAGGTTCCGCCCGGCCGGGTATAGCAGTTTGCTCGGGCGGAGGATCAGCGAGCGCATGCGACGCTAGCTGTTCAAGTTGATGTTATACGATCTGAAATAACCAGCGTTCCCAGACGCCGAAAGCGCGAAGCCCGAGTTGTTTTGCAGCACGGGCAACCAGTTCCCAGGCGGCATCACGAGCGGCTCGTTATTCGTTCCGTACAGTTTGGTGATGCCTGACGCCGCACGCAGCGGCATGACCAGCTTGGGATAGAGCCCAGGCGTGATAGCCGCCTGAGACCCGGCCGTCAGCGAGTTGTCGCCGTATGTGGTTCCGTCACCGTTGAGAGGAAACAGCCACATCGTGAGATTGGCTCCAACCAGGACCGTGCTCGACGCGATCGTCAACACGAACGACACGTCGAAAAACTGATCGAGGCTGCTCCCGTTGCCGATCGCGGTCACGCTCGACAACACGCTGTCGCCGTTCGGCAGCGAGTTGAGATCGCTGCCGTTGAAGAACGACGTCCACGTCAAACTCGAATTGAGTAGGCCGGCTACCCAGGCTGTTCGCCCTGTCATTGGATAGTTCCTTAGGTTGCGGTGATCGTGCCCGACGTGAGCGTGACCGTCTGACCGGAGCTGATCGTCGTCGAGTTCAGGTTGACGTCAGCGCCGGACGTGCCCACGGTCATCCCGCCCGCGATGACGTTGCCGGCGCTGTCTTGGAGCTGCGCCACGGCGGCGGTCCCCGAGTTGCTCGCCGTCGCCGAGATCGGGGTCCCCAGCACCGTCGCGGTGCCGCCCGAGACCGAGAAGCTCGGCTTTTGCAGCGGGATCGTCGCCAGCACCGTCGCCATCCCGGTCGTGCCGATGACCAAGTTGCCGACGCCCGAGCCGCTGTCCACCGACTGCCCGGAGCTCGGCGTGACGGCTCCAGCGAGAAGAGCAATCTTGAGCCGGTTCGCCTTGGTTGCTGTCAGGTATGCGATAGCCATTTATTCTTCTCCGTAGATTGTAACCTCAAAGACCGCACATGCGGTCAATGTCCATTCGAACTTCGCTATCGCGCCGGTCACCGGCGGGGAAAGCCCTTCGTCGAGCTCCCCGATGGCTTCCTCGCCCATCGAGCAATCACCCAGCATTGGCTTGCCCCATCATGGATTTCATCACCGACAAATTATCGATCAACAACTTGTCGCCGGGCTCCAGCTCCAGAGCTCTCCCGCCATACTTCAGAGCCTCGTTTTTGAGCCCGATGTACCACGCGCCCAGGCACGCATAGAGGTAGGGCTTGTAGCCCCACGCGGTGTGGTCGGTCGTGTAGACCTTGCCCTTGTCGGTAATGCCCAGAGCGCGCATCGCGTAAGCGTAGCACTCGGGCCAGCGGTTGGAGCGGTAGCAGATGTCTGCCAGCCCGACCCACGGCTCGCGGGTGTTCGGCGCTTCGCGCGTCGCCTGCATGTAGGCCAGCTCGGCGCTATTCAAGTCCCCGAGCTTCAGGTGGCACTCTCCGATCACGCGGTAGGCGTAGGCCCGCTCGTTGGGCCACGTCGCGCGGGGGAGCCCGAGATAGCGGTTGGCCTGTTTGATCGCCTCGTTGAGGTCGCAGCCCTCGTAGCCGAAGCTATGCTCGCGCGCGTAATAGAACGCATTGCGCGGGCAGTCGGGGTCTTCCTCCACCGACATCTTCAAGAGCTTCAGATATTGCTGACGGCTCTTGGTCGCGTCTGGTTTGTGGACAACCAGAAGCTTGTCGCTCTGAGCCCAGACCTCTTCGATCCCGTAGGGCATCGGGTACTCGTGGCAAGGATGGTGCCACTTGTAGCCCTTGCGGGCGTGAATTTTCTCGTAGTAGAACTCGACCGGGCCGCCCCAGTTGAAGAGATAGCGAAGTCTGGTTGTTTTGGGTTTCCAGACGCGCTCGATCTCCTGACGCCACCCAGGCTGAAGGATTTCGTCCAGGTCCAGGCTCACACAGACATCCATATCGGCCGGGACGGCGGCCAGGACGGCGTTGCGCGCGAGGTCGAACCGCCAGGGGTTGATCGTAATCCCGAACGAAGCAATGTTCTTTTGTTTGAGATCGACGATCTCCTTGACCGTGCCGTCGGTCGACCCCGTATCGGCGATCAAGATCAAGTCGGCTTCCTTGGCGCTCTCACAGAAGCGCGCAACGAACTGAGCTTCATTCTTGGCGATGGCGTACACACAAATCTTCACAACTTACCCCTATGTCTAATGTAGAACAACCATGCAGTAACCAAACTCCTGGGAGGACGCTAGGTTGGCCGCCAGTCCGAATGCCTGAGAGTTGGTGCTGTCGCTGTTGCCCCACGCTGCCGGTAAACCAGAGCTGGACAAGATCGCTTCAGTGCTCAAACCATAGGCGCTGCTGACCGCCACCGACGCGCTGGTTGGCGCGAGCGCGGCCAGACAGACCGTGCCGCTCTTGACTGGCAGAACAGGCGTGACAGCGGTCGTGTACGCTACGAAGCTCGCGCCCACCGCAGCGAAGAACTCGATGCCTGTCGAAACGCCGCTCAGCTCCCACATCATCAGTGCGGTGCTGCCGCCGGTTGAGGATGAAGGCGTCTGCGTGGCGCTCTCTGAAGCTCCAGCGGTCTTAGTGTAGATCGACGCGTCGAGCGCGCCGCTGGTGCTCAAAACCAGTTGGGTCCAACCAGACCCAGCGGTCGGGTTCGATCCCGTGTCGAACAGGAAAGCAACCAATAGGTTGCCGTTGGTCGGCGCTGAGCCCAGCGTGATCGAGTTGACGCCGCTGCCCTGGACCGCGCCGCTCTGAACGATCGTCGGCGGACTGCCACCGATGTAACCGCCTCCCCCGCCAGGACCCGTCGGACCCGTCGCGCCGTTCGAACCGTTGGCCCCTGTAGGCCCGGTCGCTCCAACGCCAGGACCCGTAGGGCCTGTCGCGCCGTTCGCGCCGTTCGAACCGTTGGCCCCCGTCGGCCCCGTGGGACCCGTCGCGCCGACGCCGGGACCCGTCGGACCTCCCACGCCGGTCGGACCTGTGGGGCCGGTCACAGACGGCCCTGTCGAGCCTGTCGGACCTGTCACCGTGGACGCCGCGCCAGTCGCGCCAGTAGGACCTCCGGGACCCGTGGGACCCGTCACCGTGGACGCCGCGCCGGTCGGACCTGTCGGCCCCGAGCCGGTCGGGCCTGTCGGCCCCGAACCCGAAGCGCCGGTCGGCCCCGTGACGCCCGCGAACCCGTTCGCTCCGGTCGGACCTGTCGGACCTGTCGGCCCCGTGTGACCTGTCGGGCCGGTAACTGTCGAGGATGCGCCAGTTGATCCGGTGGGACCTGTGAAGCCAGTTGGCCCAGTCTGGCCAGTTGGCCCGGTCGGACCCGCGCCGGTCGCGCCCGTGGGACCCGTCGGCCCCGAGCCGGACGGCCCGGTTACTCCAGCCGAGCCTGCAACTCCTTGAGCGCCAGTAGGTCCAGTTGGTCCAGAAATTCCTGTAGGGCCGGTGACAGTCGACGCAGCGCCAGTTGGTCCTGTCGCTCCGGTCGGCCCAGTAGTCCCCCCAGCGCCGGTTGGCCCCGTGACGTTCGAAGCAGCTCCAGCAACGCCTGTCGGTCCCGTCGGTCCAGTATGTCCTGTCGGACCTGTGACGCCCGCAGCTCCGTTTGCTCCTGTGGGTCCGGTTGAGCCGGTCGGACCGCTGCCAGTAGCCCCCGTAGGACCCGCCGCTCCTTGTCCAGTTGGTCCTGTCGGACCCGAGCCCGACGGGCCTGTAGGTCCAGCGAGGCCAGTCGGACCTGTAACCGCTGGACCTGTGCTTCCGGTAGGACCCGTGGGGCCTGCAACATTCGACGACGCTCCGGTTGGGCCTGTCGGGCCGGTTGATCCTGAAGCTCCAGTGTGGCCCGTGGGTCCGGTAACGCTCAAGCCGGTCGGACCTGTCGTCCCTGGGGTCCCCGTCGGTCCCGTGGGGCCAGTCGGACCCGTCGCCGCGACGAAGTCCTCGGCCGCCGCCGTGATGAATACTTGAGCGTTACCGGATAGGCTGATTGGGTTGTTCGAGTTGGTCGACTTGGTGACCGTGCGGTTGGTGAGCGTCTGGGGACCAGCGTTGTAGGTCGCCGTCCCGATCTCGCGGTTCACGCCGTCGTAGATCGCGTACCGGATTACGTCCTGGTCCTGCGCGCCCGCCGCGCTGAACGACAGGAACGAGCTGACCGCCGAGCCCAGCGTGATCGTACTGCCGGTCCCGACGGTCGTGGTCGACATGCGAGCGAGGTCATAGAGCTTAGCCATCAGTCAACGTCCCATGTCGCCCAGAAAAAAGCTATCGCGATGACCCCCACCACGATAGCTAATGGTATCCATTCACCCATTTCAGGGCGCGTTCGGTGCCCCGAGCCACTTGACGCCCGTAGATGCTTGAGGCGTAAGCGTCGGGGGCGAGGAAATCGCGGTCGACTGCACGGCCGCCGGGCTTGAGGTCCCTCCGAAAATTCCGGTGAAGCTCTGAACGAAGCTGAGCAGCTGCTCGGCCACGGGGAGAACCGCTTCCGCCGCGATAGCCGGCGCAAAGCCAGCGACAGCGCCGACGTTCACCAGGGCGTTCGCGGTGGCCTCGACAGCGCCGACCGGGTTGGTCTTGGCCTGAGAAGCAATGGAGCCGATCGCATCGCCGATCTGGGCGAAATTGGCGTTCTGAAGCATGTCGAGCCCCTTCTGAAGGTCTGCCAACCATGCCGGAACGGTGGGAGCTGAAGTCGTCGTCATCTGTCTCATTCTCCTAGCTGATGTTGAGAAGTTCCTGGTGCGTATCAGCCCCACACCAGGAATTTCATCGCCACTAGAAACGCAGCGATCAAAACAATCAGAGCCAGCGCTTCAGGAACGCTTCGAACTCTTGAACTAACGAGGGGTGGAGGGTCGTCGAGACAGTCGTGCCACCAGCGATAATCGTCGGGGTCATCTCCGCAATCCCTGGTACGTAGGTCACTCTGTCGATCGTGATCAACTTCTGGCATGTCGCTTCCCATGCCTCGCGCGCGGCCATGTTGACATACCCACCGTTGATCTTTTTCACTTCCGCGCGGAAGTCCCCGACCAACGACGAGACTTTGTCCAGTTTCCAGAACGAGGCGGCGGTGACCAGTACGTTCTCCGGCAACGCCGCGAGATCGGGGTTGTTGAGCAAGTCTAGCCCGGTATCCGCCGCGATCTCGGTGTACCACTCCCGCCCCGTAATCTGAATTGCCCCTCGACCACGGAAGTTGTAGCCGTCGTCGGTCCCAGGTCTGTTTCCTAGCCTACCTCCATAGGTCTTGTCAAAAAGGATGCGCGGATCGGCCACGGCGGCCTGGGCCACGTCCAACGTAGGAAACAAACTGGGCCATACCTGCATGGCTCGCTGAGCCGTATAAGCTCCACTCTCCGTGAACGCCATGCCTCCGCCGGTCTCTTCCGAGCACTCGGCCATGAAGTCGATGAGGTTGGGCAACGTGTCGATCCCTGACGCGGGGAACGCCTTGATCGTGGACGCGGCGATAGCCGGGATGGACGTGGCCGGGCAATGAGGCCAGAGCTGAGCGAGCAGAGACGCAGGCATATAAAGCGACATGTGAACTCCTTACCGTTGGTTGACGAAGCCGACCTGACCAGCGATCGGGTCGTAGGGTTTGAGCCCGAGCGGGAGACCGAACGCATTGGCGTTGGCTTGCCCGACTTCAAGCCTTTGCAGGGACCGTCCGAACGACTGGATCGGTCCAGGCACCGTCGGATGATTGATCTGAAACTGTCTGGCAGCACTCAACCAATCGCCCAATCCTTGATTGTCGCCCATCAACATCGAACGACCCAGGTGGGTAGAGATGTTGGAAGCGATCGTCTGACGCTGGTTCTTCAGTCCGTTGACGATCTCGCTGGCTTCATCGTACTTGGCCTCGTCGGACGTCTTGAAGCCCAGTGCCTTCATGATGATCGCCTGCGACGTCGCCGGGATCGGCTCGCTCTGCCCCTTGCTGTTGACGAAGCCGTGCTGGCCCAGATAGGTCGCCTCCGCGATGTCCTTCAGCGTGCCGGGGAGCATCTTCTGGAGCCCGAGCATGTAGTCGCCGTTGGAGATGTCGCGCGCCCCGAGGTAGGCTTCGCCCAGCTCCCCGACCGCCGCGCCGGCCATGCTCTTGAACCAGTCGTCAGTGACGTCCTCGAACTTGCGCTTGTCCTGCACCATCCGCGTGAACGGCAAGAGATGCTGCTCGCCGAGCTTGGACATGTCTACCCCGAACGCGCGCGGCAGACCCTTGGCCAACACGTCGCCGGCAAGCGGACCAAACGTGTTGGCCAACCAAGTCCTGTAAGACCCCTCGACGTCCATGTTGTCGTCGCCGGTCAACTTCGTGTAGAGCTTGTCATAGATGCCCGCCAGCATGCCACTCGCTGGTAGCCCCAGGCTACCAGCCAGAGCTACCGTGGCAATCAAGTGCGACGCCAGGAAGGTGCCGGCTTCCTTGCGCATCTCCGGTGTGCTGTCCTTCCCCAGCAAGTCATGAACCTCGCTGTAAAGCTTCTGGATCACGTTTGTCTGGAATTGAGTGAAGGCGAACGCCAACTTGCCGAACGCGCCTAGCGGGCCGTGCTCGCTCGTCAGCCTGGACGCCTCGCCGCCGCCCCACCGAAACTGACTTTTATCAACCACGTCTTTGACGTACTCGCCGCGAGGCATGTCCTTGGCCCATTGCTTGCCGGTGGCAAGCGCCCGGTCGTGCGCCTTCGCGGCGGCGAGCGCCGTGATGATCCTGGGATAAGTCTCCGAGTAGGAGCCCATCATGTTCGCGTAGCCCTTGAACCTCTCGTATTTGCTCTCCATGTGCTCGCCAAGGTCGGCCATGCCCCGCGTGTATGAGCTGAGCCCACCCCGGTTCTCCAGGTCCATCACGACTTTGGTCGCCCAATCGCTGACGCCGCCGGCCTTCATGTCGCTCTGACGGAAGCCCAGCGACGTGCGATCGGCCCCGTAAGCCATCGCCTTCATGATGTTGAACGCCTCGCCGGCCGAAGACCCCAGGTCCTTAGCCGCGTTGGTGAACCCGTTCTTCTTGCCCAGCTCGCCATGGGAAAACGTGAAAATCTGCGACATCGGCAACACCGTGTAAGCGATGTTCGCGCCGATGCTGATGGTGTGCCCCAGAGCCCTGATGAAGTCGATGGGCGTCTTGGGTTGCTTCCACGCCCGCTGTACCTCGCGGAGCATCAACTCCTTGTGGGCGTTGGCTCCAATCAGCTTGTCAGCCTCGCTCATGTCGGTGCGCAGCTGGTTGTTCTCGACTTCCTTGCGCATGTCGGTCATGACCTGGGCCGTGCGGTCGCCCATGGATGTCGCGGTCGAAGCCCTGGAGCTGTCCATGGCTCGCTTGATCGAAGCCTTGCCCATCTCCTTGCTGTAGCCGGAAACGTACTTCCTCTTCTCCAGGTTCGGGATGATCGAGCTGTCCGGGAGCGCCGACATCAACTGACTGATCATCCTGGACTTGGTGGCCTTGGCGACGTCGCCCGTCGCGCCGGAGCGGTCGACCGCATCCGAGATATGAGCCATCATGGTCTGAATGAACTTCGGCCCGATCCCAGCCATGCCGTGGGGCGTGTCGGGGAAGCCGCTGCGGGTCTCCCCGGGCATCAGATGACCATCTTTCTCCAGCTGGTTGAGGATGCCCCTGGCGCTCTCCATCTGCGTCTGCTTGTCCAGCCGCGTCATGAACTGGTTGCTGTCGCTGTCGTGGAAGAAGCCGACGCCGTGAAAGCCGGCGTCCTCGAAAGCCTTCTGGACAGCCGCCATCGCTCCAGGCTTCTGAACCCCGTTCTCGTCGGTCTTGACCTTGGCGGCGACAAAGTATTGCCCGTCGCCGTGACCGAGCGGCGCGTAGGTACCCTTGTCGGTCTCAATCAATCGCTGGTTGGCGTGGTTCAGTGCGCTCTTGAGGTCCGTGATGTCCCCCAGGATCGCCTGGGCCTTGGCTTCTTTCTTCGGGTCGTTCGGGTTGTCTTTCAAGAAGTCGTTCATCTTCTCGACCCGGTCGCTGATCTCCTTGGCGAGACCGTCACGCATCGCCCTGGCGCTGTCGGCGTAGAACTTCATCGTGTCGAGCACGCTGTCGTGGAGGTCCGGCCGGAACTGATAAATCTCGTCTGGGTTGACCCCGTGACCGGGCAGGACCTTCCCCTGATTGGCGTCGGACCAAATCTTGCCGAACCGAGACAGCGTCGCCGAGAGCTCCTGGTAGCCCTTGGTCTGGTTCATCTGGAGGATGCCGTCCAGGACCGGGCGATAGCCCTTCTGCGTCAGCCGGCTCATGAGGGCCTGCCCCTCTTTATGACGGGCCTGCAACTCCGCAGCGTTGGGCTTGCCCAGCAAAGTCGACTTGTCCAGGTTCTTACGGATGTCGAGCCCCGACCCGTCGTTGAGCCTGTAGAGCGCTTCGTCGACCAACTCCTGCCCCTCGCGCGGGGCGTGCAAATAGGCTCGCGCGGCCAGGATGTCGGCTTTGTTCTTGCCACTGACGATGGCCTGCATCCGCTCACGGTTGTCGCGGTAGGCTTCCGCCGTCTTCAGCCTGGAGCCTACAATCCTCACGAGCCCGCTCAAGGTCTCCGCGATCAGCGCGGCGTTGTGCAGCTTCACCGGCAGCGCGGAACCAGCCGCCCGCGCCGCGTCGGACAACTGATGCATCGCCATGTCCGCGACGGCCATCGTGTCCTTGATGCGCCCTTCCGCTTGTTGCGGCGACGTCGTGGGCTTGTTCTCCGGCATGTCCTTGAACTTGACTTGCTCGCTCGGCTTCATCGGCTCGTCGGCTTTATCGAGAACCTTCTGCTTCATCGCGTCGCTCAACTTGCTGAACGACTTCTTGATCGCTCCAAGGTTGAGCGATCCGCCTTCGTCGCGGAACAGATGAGCCATGGTCAGCTGAAGCGCGCGGAGCGTCGACTTCCATTTCACCATGTCGTTCTTGGCCAGAGCCTTCGCCGCGAAGTCTTTCGAGGAACCCTCGGGGAGTTTGTCGTGGATCGCCTGAAGCTCGGCGCGGGCCGCTTCGAAAGTTGGAGGTTCCTTGACGGTCTGGACAGGCTTGGGCGGCTCCGCGACCGGACGCGGGTTCGCGATCAGCTGATGCGCCAGCTCGCCCTTGTAGGCCACACCCTCCGCGTCCCGCTCGGCGCTACGGTCCATCGGGTTGTCGCTGCGACCGATCTGGATGCCGCTGTCGGGCTCTTCGTGGAGCTTGGCCAGCTCCTTGTTGAGGTCCTCACGCGGAACATCGGGCAACTTGGCCCGCAAGTCCTTCAACTGACTGATGCCGTTCAGCGCGCCGCCCGTCAGCTCGTTGTGAGCTTGCCTGATCCTGGTCTCCAGGCTGCTAGGCTTGGGCAACTCCGCCGGCTTCTCGGTCAAGTCTGGTAAGATCACGCCCAGTCTTCTTGACACCCCCGAGCGCCGCCGCGATCGGCTCGGGCGGGGTCTTGACTGGCTCTTCCTTGGGCGCGGGGAGCGCCTTGGTGAGCTTGTCGAACTTCTTCTTGGCCTTGATGTTAGGCGCGATGTCGGGCGGCAGCGGCTCGCCGACCGGCTTCATGTTCGGCCGGTTCTTGTTTACGCCCGCGTCAGCCCCCAGCGAGGGGTCCAGCGCGCCCAACTCCGGCGGGGGCTGAAACCGGCCGCCCTCCAGGTCGGGGCTCACGTCTCGGGCGCGCGTGAGGGCGCTGATCTGGTTCAGCGCGAACTGGCCACGCTTGCCGGCGTCGCGCGCGTTGGTCTCGATCGAGCGCTGAGCCGCGTCGGCGAGCTGCTTGATCTTGGCATTGGCCTCGGGGCTGTCCTGGCGCAAACCCTTGGCGCTCTCCAGCGCCCTCCATGACGGAGCCAGCGCCGGGCGCACGCGGCCGGGGACCTCCGGGGCTCCAGGGCGCTCGTCGGCCTGCGCGTGCAAGTCCTGGAGCTTCTCGATCTGGTCGATTTCGCCGCCGGGGCGCTTCATGGCCTGGGCTTCTTGAGCCGCCGCCGCTTGGTCCTTGGGCGGCACCGTCTTGTCGCCGGCACGCTCCCAAAGCGCGTCATATTTGGAGTAAGCAGCCTCACGCTCGGCCGGGAGGTCCCGGTTGGTGCCCCGATTGTCGATCAGACCCGTGTCGACCATCAACTTCTTGAGGGCCGGGTGCAATTTGTCGACGTCGCCGCCGTTGGCCTCGTCGTTCGCGACCAGATGCGCCTTCAGGTCGTTGACCAGACTGGGCATATCGTGGGCTTTGATGGTCCCTTCGGGCAAACCGGGGGCCATTTGGTTCTGAAAAGCCCTCTGGGCCTCCAGCGCCGCGCCGGTTTCCTGCGAACTCAGCATGTTTGGCTGGGTGGGCTCGGCCCCGGTCGGTGCTGGAGGTTCAGCCTCCGTCCGTGCCGGGGCCTCGCCCGCTCCACCCAAGAGATTGAGAGCCCCGTCGGCCGCTGGCGGCTGAAGAAGTCTGTCTGCTTGGTCGTGGAGATCGGTCAAACGTTCGAGTTTGGCGATTTTTGGTTGGAGATCGCGGACAGTCGCGTTGGCAGCACGCGCGGCTTTGCCGTTGCCTGCCTCCGCCGCCGCCTGTCTGGCCTCCATGGACTTGTCCAGCTGGTCGTTCAGGACAGTGAGCTGGTCTGCCGGCGTCGTGTAGTTCTTGTCGCCGGGTACTTCGACCCCATACTCACGCGCCTTGTCCTTCAACCAGATCGGGGACGCCGCTTTGACCTTGTCGCCCAGCCAGTTGATCAACTCCGGCTCGGTGGCGGCGTTGAAACTCACTAACTGAGGCGCATCCTTGGGCGCGGCCGAGTTCTGTCCGAAAACTTGGTTCTTCAGCGCCTCGATCTGAGGCGTTCGGGTCGCCATGTCCTCGGCAGAGAACATGTTTGTCCCTATCGGCATGCCCGGGGGCGTGCGCATGGCCACTTCCTGGCCCATCCAGACATGAGACAGGTTCTCGGACGCGCTCCGCGCCGAACCTTTGTCCTGAAGCGGTTGCCACATGGTCATGAGCTGGTCGGTCGCGTGTCAGTCAGTCCCGACCCGCCCGGCGGCACCGACATCTTCTCGGCTGGCGGCAGCAACGGCGTGTTCGAGGGGTTCGGCGGCGGCAACTGAGCTACCGACGCCGTCGCCTGCTCCAAGTCCTGGTTGCTGACATCTGACGGCGCTTTAGCGGTGGCCGGCTCGCCGCCATGGAAGGGAGCCATCGCGCCGCCGAAGATACCACCGATAATGCCACCCTGGAGCGCGCTCTGGATCACGTTCTGGGCGCGCTGAGCAATCGGCGTGTCTGGATCGCCCAGGAAACTGCTCAGACCTGTCGATAGACCCGACTGCACCGCGTTGACGACCGCGCCGGTCCCCGCGCCCTTCAGGATTTTGGCCGGCAACGTCGCGCCGCCGCCCTTGCCGATCGACGCCGGGAACATGCCGGCCATCGCGGCCTCGGGAAGCCCCAGACCGATCGCGGCTACCGCTTGAGCCCTGGAGATCGGCTGGCCCTGGTTGGCTTGCTCTTCCTCGCTGACATTGCCGGCTACCGATCCGGGGAGGAACGCCGCGCCCGCGCCGATGATCGACTTGCCGAACGACCGACCCAAGCCCTCGCCACCGCCAATGACCCCCGGGGCCGCCTCGCCGAGACGGGCCAACCACGCCGGGACCGCCGCTTCAGGCACCGCAGCGCCGGCCACAATCGCGCCGCCAATTCCGGGAACCGCCTTCGCGGCGTTGTAGGCCAACTTGCTAGGAGAGTACCAGGGCAGCTCTCCCTGACCGAACTCCAGATCAGGACGCTGACTGGACAGATCTTTCTGGCTGTCGGCAACGCTCTTGCCCCAGTCGGCGACAGGTTGGAGACCAACCGCCGTGCCAGCCGCTTGAGCCAGTCCACCGACATCTCCGTATAGTTGGTGCAACCCCGAGCTGAACCCGGCAACCAGAGGGTTGCCTTTGGGCGGAGAAGGGGGAACGAATGCCGGTAAGTCCTTTAGCCAATCGGGCTCGTTGTTCTGAAGCCCGCTCGCGTCAAACGTAGCCATCTGTCACCAATCAAAAAGGAAGGCCGTCTTTGTCTTCTTGCGAGAACCCGACCATCCCGTACCCAGGGTTCATGATTGGACGCAACAGCTGAATGTAGCGCTGGTAGGCGCTCGAATGGGCCTGGGCCTGAGCAGCCGCGTCAGGCAACTTGTCGGCCTGCTCCAGCTCGTTCTGGAGCACCTTGTCGTAGAGGTCCATCGTCTTCTGACCGGCGGCCTCTTGGGGCGTGAGCTGACGCGGTAGCCCGCCCATCAGCGCCGCGCGAGCATGCAACCCGAGCTGAGGGTTGGCCAGGATTTGCTCCGTCACCTGACGCGCCGTGAGCGGAGCCGCAGCCGGAGCCGGTGTCGCTCTGACGGTCGCGGGGGGCGTCGCCCCTGCCGGAGCCATGTCCTGGGGAACCGCCTTGGCGGTCGCGGGAGCCGCCACATTGCCCATGGCCGGGCCTCCAACGGCAGGCGGGAGAGGCGCTGGCGGGGGGACGGAAGGGGCCAGCCCCACCATCCCCCGGCCGAAGTTCGCGATCGTTCTGAGCCCCTCGCCGGCCTGGGGCGTGGGAGCCAGCAAACTGAGCGCGGGGCTGGGCTTCAAGGCCGCGCCGATCGCGCTACCCACGGCCGCGCCAGCGCCGTAACCAGCCGGTGTCGCGTCGACCGCCGGGGCCGGGGTCGGGGCCGGAGCGCCGGCAATCTGTTGCGAAGCCGGCAAACCGACCTTTAGAGGCCCCGCGCTGAAGCCGCCGATCAGGTTATCGAGCCACGTTCCGACCATTAGCTCCCGCTCCCGTCCCGCTCGTAGGAAAACCCGTTGCGCCCGAAGCCCCATTGCATGGGCGTGAACATCTTGCGCATCGCGATCAGCCTAGCTTCCTTGACATGGGCCTCGAACGACTGGCGAAACTCGTTCGCCCGCTCGGGGTCCCCACCGTCCCGATCGACGATCCGAAGCGCAAGATACGCCGCCCAGTCCAGCATGTCCATGTGATGGTCGTCGGGTATCTCCGGGACCTGATCCAGGTTGCGCAAGCTCAACGGATAAAGCGGCTTGCGCACAACCCTGAGCTTCACCTTCCGAACATACTGAGGAAGAGGAACCGGATAGGCTCTGAAGTTGACGACCTGGATCGAGCCCCAATCATTGGCCGTCAACCCTTCGTCCGTGTCGTAAGCAACGACCGCGCCGGGAGGGTACTGTTGTAGCTCGTCAGTGTTGAAGAAATAACCGTCTGGTTGACGGTACGTGTCGAACTGAGAGTGGCCAGCTCGCGCGAGGTCCATTCTCGCGCCTTCTAACCGAGCCGAGATCACGGCTATGATCGACGGGTGGAGCGCGTACTCTTTCTGGTAGGGCTGCAACTGGAGCTCACAAACCTCGGGGGTCGTGAAGTCCCTAATGCAAAGAGACCCAACGGCAAACCGCCGTTGAGCCTCATTGATATACCGAACGAGTGTCCTGGTCGACCACAGGTGATCCGAGTAGGCCGGGATCGTCTGCTCGTCTGGCTCGTACTGGTCAGACTTGTCGTGGAGGATGTTTTCCCTGAGTTCTTCCAGCAAATCCCGGAAATTCATGAAGCCTCGCTTTAGGCCGCGTCTGCCTCGTAGTCCGTCTGACTGGGGCGGCGGCTCGGGTCCGGGGCCTCGGCTTTGACAATCCTGAAGGGGTAGCGCAGCACATTCTGGTAGCCCGTGACCTGGAGGGTCTCGGGATTGATGACCGGCTTACCCTCGATCGCATTGCGCAGGATGTCAACGAGGGTGATCGGCACATGCGCGCGGAGACCCGGGCGGAGCAGATAGTGAATGCCATTGGCTCCCATCATCAGGCCGTTACGAGGCAGGTTCGGGTGGTCCTCCAGCACGATCCAGACACGCTTGATGTTCATGCGCGCGACCGGCTGAGCTTCCATTCTGGGGAAGAGCTCGTCGTCGACCACGTTAGGATTGTGCGGCCGGTTGATGACCTCCGACAGCGTGGCGTTTTCCAGATTGGTCTTGAGGACTTGGTTCTCCGCCTGGAGCTTGACGAGCATCGCCATGACTTCAGCCATGGTCGGCTCTTTCTTCGGCGGTACGTTCGGCTCGAAATCCTCGATAACCGTGGTTGCTTGCTTGGCCATTGTACGCTCCTTATGGCGGCCCGATCGGGCCGATGAAACCTTGCGGCCCCGCAGGACCCGTCGGACCCGTAGCGCCTGTGACGCCGGTAGCGCCCGTGCGCCCGCCGCCCGTGGGACCCGTAGGCCCGGTGGACCCCGTCACGCCGGTAGGGCCGGCGGGGGCCTGCGTAGGTGGTGAAGAACTTCGTCCACAACGTTGTGAAGTTCTCGTTGATGTCCCCGATCCAGCGACGGTCTTGCTCGTCGCCGGACGTGTCGAGAATTTTCTGAGCCATGATCGCGCCCCCTTAGCCGGTCGGGCCGGTCGGCCCCGTCGGACCCACGCCACCCGTGGCTCCCGTCGGCCCCGTGGGACCCGTCGCGCCCGTGACGCCCGTAGGCCCGGAGGCACCCGTGGGACCCGCAGGACCCGTGATGCCCGGACCCGTGGGACCCGTGGGACCCGTGATGCCAGCCGCCGCGAACAGAGCCGCGAAGTTCTGGTTGATGGCCCCCAGCATGTAATCCTGACGCTGGTTGCCGGACGTGTCGAGAACAATTCGAGTAGGCACGGTCATCAGTCGATCTCCTTCGCGGCCTTGTCAAAGGCGCTGTCGAACGTATCCTGGGGGAGCGCCTTCTCCAGATTGGCCGTCAACCAATCCGTGACCTCTTTCAAGGTCTTGAAGGTGTAGGTCTTCTCCGGGTCTCGGTAAGGCTCCCGGCCCTTCTTGCTGTCATACGGCTCGGCGTCCCGCTTCTTGTTGGCGGCAACAATCTTCGGGTCTCTGGCCGTGACGTTGAAGCCGTTGGCCAATCGTTTGACCATGACACAATCGCCGTCGCTATACATGGTCCGACCCTTCCCTGAAAAAATGGGGGAACCTTCCGGCTCCCCCTAGAACCCATGGGAGGGTATCAGCCCATCGCCACCCAGGCATAGACCTTGGCGCTGACGTTGCAGACCGACCCGAACGTCAACTGCGGGTTGGCGAGGTTCGGGTTGTCGTAGGTGATCGAGACAGTCCCCTGCGTCCCGTCGGTGGGCGTCTGAGACCCCGGAGCGGGGTAGGCGACCTCGGTCACGGTGACCTGAGCGCCGTTGGTCACGATCGCCGAGTTGGTGTCGACGGTCAGGTTGCCCGCCGTGACTTGCTTCATGGAGTTGGTCGCCGGCATATCCGCCGACCACTCGTAGGTCGTCGCGTCGGTGATGTCGTAGACCTTCACCCAGCGCGGCGTGAAGCCGACCGCCACCGCGATCGACCCCGAGCCGTCGCCGGTGTAGCCGCCATTGGCGAAGTTGACGATGGAGCCCGACTGACCGTAGGCCCCGATACCTGCACTGTTATTGGACATCTGGTTGATCCTTATGGTTGAAGACTATAGGCGCCGACCGATTACGCGGTGCAGCCGACCTCCAGCCGAGCCATGAAGGCGTCCTGAAGGATGACGGTCGCCGTCCAGAGCTTCCACCCGACGGTGCCGCGCTGAGCCAGCGGATCGCCCGGAGCCGGCTTCGGATTGACGACCATGGGCGTCATCGAGCTCTTCCCCTTCAGTGGGACGATGCCGTAGGCGTCGCGCCCGAAGATCAGGATCGGATAGATGTCCGCGTAGGTCCCCGAGGTCGAACGCAGGGCGTTCGTGGAGGCCGCGCCGCCCGCGTCCGCGAAGGGGAACATGACGGTGCTGGTCAGGTAGCGTACCTGCTCCAGCGAGCCGATCTCACCTTCGAACGGGGTGGTGTGAGGGCCGTAGTTGGCGACGGTGACGAACCCCGGAATGCTGCGGAGGTCGCTCTCCAGGTCGGGATGGCAGACCGCCATGTAGGCCGCTTCGACCGACTTCGTGTTGAAGTCCGAAGTGCTCGCGACGACGCTGGTGATCTTCTTCGCGTTCTGGCGGTTGAGGCCAGTCGTGACACGCCGCTGATCGGTAAGGGCGACGGCGGTGATGACGTTGTTCCGCGCCGAAACGTTTCCCGCGTACCAGACGTTCGTCCCCGCCTTCAGCACGTTGTAGCGCAGGGTCTCGACCGTCACGGCGGCTTGCTCGCCCAGGATGTCGGTCATCTGTTGCAGGATCGGGTCGGTGTGAGTGTCCTCGATCACGTCCGTAATCGTCACGAAGTCGCCGTACTGGGCGAGCGTGACGGTGTAATCCTGGTTGGCCAGGATCGAACCGGACGGGGTCACGCCCTCGACCAGGGGCGTCGTGGCGATCGGGATGAAGAAGTTCGTCCCCGCGCCGTTGGTGCCGCCGCCGTTGTCGGGACCGGCCGCGCCGCCCGCGCCCTGGAGGAAGTAGCGGCGGAACTTGGCGGTCTGGGTGGAGTTGGTCGGCAGCGGGTACACCTGCCCAAACTTCTCCAGATGGAGGTAGGGCATAGCGCGCTTGAGCATGCGAACGACGGAATACGCGGCGACGGCAGGCGAGATGTCGCCATATGTGGTAACTGCGGCCATAGTTGGCTCCTGGGATGTTGGGATGATCCAAGAAGCTGACTAGGGCAGCGGTCCCCCGCTTGCATGGGGGACCGAAGCAGCTCAGCATTCAAGTCTGTCGAGCTAATACACAACGTTTAGATATTTGCAAGAGCCCTTGTGGCCCAGTCGAACGCTCCATCGAAATCCTGGGGAGCAACCGCGCTGATAGCCCGCTGGGCGTTCGTCGACCTGACCGGAGCCAGCTTGGCCGCCGCAGCCGCCTTGGCGGCTTCCTGGGCCGCCTGGGCCGCAGCCGCAGGGTCGGGAGCCTGGGTCTGGGCCTGAGCCTGGGCTTGAGGCTTCGGCGGCGCGTAGCCCGTCTCCTTCTGGAATGTCGAGATCAGGTCCGCGACTTCATCCACGGTGCCCTGCTTGATCACATGCTCGTAGGCGACCCGCTTATACATGGGCTGCTTCGTCGCCCAATCGATCACCTTGTCGCGGACCTCGTTGTTGTAGACGGGGACTTGTTGCTGGAGATCGCCCGCGTGCGTGCGAGTGGCGATCATGTCCAGCTGCTCGAACTTGGGCGCGAGCGCCTCGTTGATCTGTTGGAACATCCAGCTCGTGAGTTGAGCGTACTCGATCCGCCTGCGCATGAACTCGGCGCGAGCGATGTCGGGATATTCCTTCTCGTAGTCGGCGAGGAACTTCTTCTCGTCGGGGCTGAACATCGCCAGCGGATCGGGCGGAGGCTCCTGCCGTTGTCGACGCGGGTCCTCCGTCGTCTGACGCTGCGTAATCAGATCGGCCAGCCGCTCGATCGGGTCTGCCTTCGGTTGCTGGTGCTGCAACGAGGCTTCGGCGGCGGCCCGCGCCGCAGCGGCGGCCTCGGCGGCCTTGGCCTTATCGTCGGGAGGAAGTTCTTCTCCAGTACCTCCGGTAGCGCCGGATGGTCCTGTAGTGCCAGGGCTTAGAGCGGCCTCGGTGGTTCCGCCCCCAGCGGCGGAAGGCCCGGTAGGACCCGTCGGCGCAAAGGCCGCGCTGTCGCGCTGAGCCTCGGACGTGGCCCGATCGGCCTCGGTGCGCTGAGGCTGCGCGTTGGCGTTGGGCTCGGGCAGCGGCGCGGGCGCGTTGGTCTTGGCGTCGGCCTCGCTCAGCTGGGCGAACGCGGCGGCGAACACGTCGTCAGGGGTCTGTTCGGTAATCGTCGTTTCATCGGGCGGCATTGGTTGGTCCTTCCTGGGTTGGGATGTCGGCGGTGCCGATCATGATTGTTCGGATCAGTCTATTGTAGGCCCGGGCCTCCCCCTGAAGAGGCCCCAGCTCCGAGGGCGGGCATTCCACCAGCTTGTCCTTGAGGGCCTGGAGCTTGAAGCCCAGGACCGACAGCAGCGTCAGGATTTCCGGTTGCGTCCGCATCAGGTGAAGGCGCTTGAGCATTTCCTGGTGGTTTAGTTGTTCCTCCCTGGAGGGCATTCATCACTCCTGCTTCCAGCAGAGCCAACGCAGCGTTGACCCCTTCCGCTTGCGCGCCCACGACATTCTTCTGGCCTTGAGCGACTTGCTTGAACGCATCGGCCAGAATTTGCCGGACTTGCGCCTCGTGCATCTCTTGGGCCTGTTGCTGTTGCTGGGCGTTCCCGTCGTCCATAGCCTTCTGACGTCGGTCTGCTTCGTCCTCGCTGACCAGAAGGTCGCCGAGATCGCGAGCTTTGAAACGCGCCAGGACCATCTTGCGCCGATCAACATGAACCGCGTCCTCGGGCGTGAGAGTTTGGGACAGCTGGTCGATTTGAATAACGCGTAACTCCTTGGCCATAAGCGACGTTGCACCACGAGCAATGACGTCGAAGTCAGTCTCTTGCGTCTGGTCTGAATTGAACTTCTCATTGAACCTCACGATCGCCAGGATGACAGACTGGGTGAACCGATCGAAGGCGCGCACGACATCCTTGAACGGAAGCGCCGCGTCGCCCCGGATCATGCTCGCCCCGCCCATGGTGCGCATGGGCTCGCTCGGCATCTCCTGGTTGTCGCCGCCAGCGGCCGGCCCGATGAAGCTCTCCTGGTCCGCGAACTTCAGCCAGAGCTGAATGATGTTGGTCAGGTCCTCCAGGTGGGCGTCGATCTGGATGTTCCTCACCGCAGCGAACTGGGCGTCGGGGCCGTCGCCGGTCCTGTACCAAATCTTGTAGGCGCTCGTGCTCGACAAATCCTGGTCGGGCCTCAAGAGGTCCGTGTTCAGCTCCAGGTTGGGTCCACAGACCACGCTGGCGTTGTCCATCAGCATGCGCGCGGCGGCGGCCACGCTCATCTGGCTGTCTCGGATCGCGTTGGGCAAGCCGAAGCCGACCGGGCTGGTGTCGTCCTCGTCGAACAGGAAGTGGTGCAGCGTCTTGACCTCGACGCCGAGCTCCGCCCACGGGTTCATCATGGCTCCCATCACGTTGTTGTCGATCATCCAGACCTCGGCGTCGATCTCGTCCGTGAGTTTGTCCTCAGGCACCGGCACGCCGGCCAGCTCCAGGAAGGTCCCGTCGGTCTTGCCGTGCCAGACGATCATTTCGTACTTGGCCGTCTCGGTTTTGAGCTCGTTCACGTTGACGCGGACACCCATCGTCCTGAGTTCCTGCTCAAATTCGAGCGGTCGGTAGTTGCCGATCTGATGATTGGCCAGATATTGCTCGATCTGCTCCCTGAAGAAGCCCGGACGGTCGGCCAGAGCCTTGACTTGGCTGCGCGACATGACTTTTCGGATGAAATGACCGTCGGCTTCCTCGAAAGTCTTCGCCGCCATGTCGGGATAGACGTCCCAAACCTTCAAAAACTCGAACATCGGGACATATCTGGTCTGTTGGGTCGGGTTAGGCTGGCCATCAGCGCCCATTTTCCAGACGGTCATCTTCTTGGCCTTCACATAAGGCCCTTTGAGGTAGCCGACGCCGTAGACCACGCCCGATTGGAGCACTTTCCGGTTCAATTGGACGTAATCGCACGTCTGATCGCCCCCTAATTCCTCCAATTGGTCGTCAATCAGCTTGCAAAGCTCTTCCGCGCGCTTGTCCGCGAGCTGTTGGACCGCGTCCATCACGTATTCGAGGTTGATGACGGGGTCCGCACCGGCGTCCTGGTCCTTCTTGACGCGCTCCTGGATGGCTTGTTTGATGTCGGCCGGCTTCATGTTGGCCTGCGGGCTCGCCCTGATCTCCCAATTGCGTTCGTCGCCGGGGAACATCAGGTTCATGAGCCTGGAAAGGAAGCTGATGCACTTGACGCGGGTGATCCTGGGGTACGCCCGCGACCTGTTGGCCATGAGTTCCTTGTCGACCTCGGGGTCATAAATGCCCAAGTATTGCCTCTCGTTGCGCAACCAGCGCAATTCCGCGATCCGGCGGTCGGCGCGGTACTGCATCCAGAGCACGTTGAGCTTCTGGCCCAGGTTCAAAAGCCCGTTCGCGTCGATCCGCTTGACGGGGGCGTCCTTGCCGGGCACCGGCACGCCCTTGGGCGGCGTCATATCCGCCACCATGGCCGCGCTGGAGCTCGCGTAGAGCCCATTCGCCGGCATCGACGTGATCCTGATCGGGGAAGAGTTCACGGCCATCTGAGGTCCCTAGGTGAAGTGGTAGGACTTCGCGCCGAAGTTCCTAGGGGGCACGAACGGCTTGTTCCCCGCCCCGACCCCATAGCGCGTCTCACGCTCTGTACGCTTATAAAAATACCTTGCCAAGTAACCGAACCCGTCGCCCGGGTGCGAGTAGGCGTTGCCGTCCACTTCTTTCTTGAGCGTGTCGGCCTTCTTGGGCTTGGTCTCCCAACGCCAGCCGCCCTTCAGCGCTCGAATGAGCACCGGACAGTGGCGAGCATCGATCTGCAAGGCCGGACCAATCTCAAGTAGCTTCGTGGTAAAGTGCTCGATCGCGTCCAAGCGCAGAGGCAGTCGGTTGTTGGTCTCGACCGAGACATCGTAATGCCGCTTGAAAACCGAAACAATCGTTCGCTCGTCGGTGTCTGAACGTGAGTTAGCGGCCGGATCGGGGGCGATGATGACCTTGGCATTGGGGAACCTGAGCCTGAGGTAAGGTTTGAGCCGCTCCGTGATCAACCGTTCAGCGCCGTAGCCTTGTTGGACGAGCTCGCCCAGGACGCTGAGCTGACCGTCCAGGCTTTGCTGACCGAAGATCAGCGCTGAGCCAGCCAAGCCTGGATCGCATCCGACCACGAGCGGCAGGTTCGGGTTGAACTTGAGCGCGCCCTTGGCGATATGGACCTCGGGCTTGAAGGTGCCGACCACGGGCGTCCCCGCGACGCTGAAGCCCCACTCGGCATCGACGAACTGTTTGATCCAAGCCTTGGACTTGCCGATGATCAGGTTCTTGTAGAACTCGGCTCCGCCATTCAGGTTGGGCAGGTTCTCGGCTCCAGGGCTGAGCGCGCTGGGCTGGATGAAATAGGTGACGTTGGCCCGCTCGGTCTCGCTGTCGAGGTCGTTCAAATCCCAGCCGAGCATGGCCCTGCGCATCCTGCGCACGTCCAGGTCCTCGGGGACGCCGCCGCGAACGAACTCGACATGCGGGTTGTTGGTGAGATAGTCGTACCACCAGACGTCCTCGGTGTCGGGGTTGCTCGAACCCCACATGCCGAAGTTGGTCGGGCCGCCGTCCTTCATGCTGGGATAGCGTCCGCAGCGGGCGCTGAGCGCCTCGATAATCTCCTTGGGCAGCTGCACGAACTCGTCGATGATGACGAAGGTGACCTCCAAGCTCAGCACGCGCGCGACGTCGTCCGGCGTGTCCAGCGGGCGGAACAGGACCTCGCACTCTACAGGCGTGTTGCCCACCTGATAGCGGAGCGTGAAGTTCTTCTCGGTCGCTCTCCAGTCGCCGGCTTGGCCGTCCTTGAACCAGAGGTTCCACGACGCGAGCGTAGTGTCCTTCAGCTGCGGGGCGGTGTTCCTGATGACCACCGCGCGCGTGCGCCTCACTCCATCCTGGGCGGGGGCTTGCAAGCCGGCCATGTAGACCAGCTTGAAGAAGATGCCTGACGTCTTCCCCGAGCCGACCGGGCCGATGATCCAGTTGTAGAAGAGCTCACCCTTGCGGTAAGTCTTGATGAACTCCCGGATCGTCGGCGCGGGCGTGTACTGAATGACGTCCATTATCTCAACTACTCGCTTTCTGGCACCAGACTTCTTTCAGGAGATAACCCTCCAGCGCCCAAATCTTCTGCCGGGCGTTGTCGTAGGCGACCTTGCGGCCGATCTCCGCGCTGAAGTTGGCCGGGTCGACGCAGGCGCTTTCCCCGGTCACCGTGAAGCCGTTCCTGAGGGTCAGGCAACAGACGGTGAGTTGCGAGCCGGGGAAGACATGATACTGCGCGCCGGCTATGGCGCGAGTGATGTCGTCCGGCGTCAATCTGACCGGCGACGGCACGGTCTTCTTCACCATCGCCTCGATCTCTTGCTCACTCATGGATAGTCACTCGCTTTCTGTCTTGCATCCAGGCGGTCTGATACGCCTCGAACCAACGGGCCACTTGTTGTGAGTTGACCCCGGTGGGAAGCCCCAGGAAGGCGTCCAGCGCTTCCCGGATGATCCCGGCATAGCGAACCTCCGCGTCGCGGGGGTCCTTCGGGGCGACCGCCTGGGAGAGGGCGGCGCCCCCGGCGACTTGACCCTGATTGACGTGATCCCCCTGGGCCAGGGAGAACGGGTGCTCCCTTTTGGGGTCCTCGTACAGGATGTTGTGCTTCAGGCGGGCGAGCTCCTGCTCCTTCTCCGCCACGACGCTACGCCGCTGGTCGAAACTCAACTCGCTCCAGCTCTTGCCCAAGGGATTTGCTTTACTCGCTTCCACGCGGAACTCCTTACTTCATCTTGAGTGACGACGTCATCGACCCGAGCGTCTTGGGGTCGATCGGGCCGGCGGGAGCGGCGGGACCCCCAGTGCTCGGCGGCCCAGCCTTCGCGGGAGCCTTGCCCTGCGTGGGGAGGTCCCCCTTGGGCTTGGCCTTCTTGGTCCCGACGCCCTTCTTATTCTTCACGAACTGCGGAGGCATTGCCATTGATCTTTTCCTCAAATCCTGGTTGCTCGTCTAGTATCAGAGGGCTCCCGAGGGGGAGCCCCCGTATCACGCGCTGGCCCGCCATGACCGAGCGGGCAACGAACTGGGCGATGTCCTCGCGCCCCTGAGGCACGCTGATCATCACCATGTCCTCCGTCTCCGGGTCGACCTCGCGGTCGTCCAGGAGAAACCACATGTCGATCGCGCCCCGGGGCTTTCCACCCACGAGGCGCTCGACGCGGCGGTTGAACTTCAGCGTCCAGGACGCCGTACGCAGTTTAATCATAGCTCGGGTTCTACCCGAGCTGACGGGAGGTTGTGGGTCCCTTGGCGAGGACCGGCTTGGGCGACGCCGTAGCTTTGGATGCTTGCGTCCGGGCTTCTTCATGGGCGATGAACTCTTCCTTGTCGGTCTCGCTCAACTGGGCGAACTCGCCCTCCAGGGCGTTCTCTCCGCCCGACCCCTGCTCGGTCTGCTCGGCCACGCCGTCCTGGGTCTCCAACGGGTCCGTGTCCGACACCACGGCGGGTCGCCCCACGGTGACGATAGTCCCCGGGACGCCCTTGGCCCGGTGAACGGCCTTGTCCACGTCCTCGTCCTGCCCGGCTACGTGCGGGATCGTCTTGATCCGCGTATGGCCGGAGTTGGTGTCCTTCACCGTCGTCGTGACGACAGTCTGGTGGATGATGTTCTTGGGGTTCGGGATCGGCCCGCCCGTGCCCGGGGGGTAGGTCTCGTCGGTCGGCCCCACGAGCCGGCCGTGGACGAGGCGCTGTCCCGGGCCTGGGACGGGTTTGGACACTACGTGTGTGGTCGTTTCAAAAGGCATTTTCATTTTCCTTGGTTGGTAAGTCGGGGGCCGCCAAGTCTCGGGCGCTGCGTGGCGGGGTAGCCTACAGTCATGGTCGGCCCCCTATTTTCTCCGAGCGTTCAGGTTCAGCCCTCAGAGAAACTCTTTGTCGTCGTCGAGGCGGGCGTCCCCCGTCTCCAGGTCGACGATGCGCAGGGAGCGGGTCGTCGTGCAATGGAAGGGAACCTCCCCATCGGCCACGCGGACGATCGTCTCGGACGTCTTCTCGCCGTTGTCGTAGACCTCCACGAGAGCCGGCGAGTTATGAGAAATCACTTTGATAGTCGTGGTCACTTTATGTTCCCTCACTTCGTTCGGGGTTTCTGTTCGCTCTTGGCCTAGGATCGCCGATCCTCGGACCCTTCGCTCACCTTTGGCGAGCCACTCATAAGTTGAGGACAATCTGGAGCTGGTTGCCCGAGTTGCCGGCCCCAGGTTGCTTGTCCTGGGAGCCGTCGAAGCCAGCCCACTTGGTGACGGACTTGATCAGGTCGGCCTGGACGCTCGGGGGCACGTCGTCCCCGGGCTTGGGGTGCGTGAGCCTGAAGGCTTCGTCCAATAGCTGATCGGCCATCAGCTGGGCCTTGAGCTTGAAGCTGGCCTGCCCTCCACCCTGGGCGAGCTGCTCGGAATACCTGAGCACGGCTTGCCTGAAGCCGTCGTCCGCGCACAGGCGCTCGTAGTCGTTCTTGTCCAGGCCATAGGACTTGAACACTTCGGGCGCTGGTTTGATCCTGAGGGCGATGTCGATGGGGAGCGTGTGCGGCCAGGGTTCGATCCTGGCTGGGTTCTTCACGACTTGGTTCACGAGACATTCTCCCCTTTCCTGGTTGACCATAGCCGATTACCCGGTAACTAGCAAATCTTGGATTATTAAGTATTACCAAAATTTTGGAAATTTTATATGGGGGAACATGAACAGCCACCCACGCGCCCGGGCAAAACCCCCTGCCCCTCAGCGTATTGGCAAGTAATTCTTCGCTGGCGCTGCTTCAGATGAGATTGTCTCATCTTGACAGCGCTGGCCAGTATGCTATTGTGTTCCTGGGCGAATGGTTCGCTTGGAGGTACTCACCTATGGCCAGCTACAGCATGACTAAGCCACTCGTGCTTTCGTCTATTGAGACGTTCAAGTCGCGTGTCGATGCGCTCGCAACGCGCGACTTTGTCGCGGACGTCAAGGGCGCGCTGAACGTTTCCTATAAGAAGCGCGGCGGACTTCACTTCGCCAAGCTTGGCGACCTATCTGTCTCATGGTCAATCAAGACTAAGCCGGTTCAACCTCCACGCGAGCCGATAGGCGAGCCAGTCACGGTTGACCTGAACGCGAGAATATCCCGCTTTGTGAAGTGAGCTTTGCGCACGCTGGCCAGTCATGGCCAGCTAGCGGAGCGCTCATGCTCCACATAACCAACGAAAGAGAACTAACCATGGCTAACAAGGCGAAGGCTATCACGATTGATCATGACGACGTCGTCGTTTCCGACAAGGGCGGTCAGGCGATTGCGCCCATGACTAAGCCCGACTCGCAATCATCCCATAGCGTCAAATTGACTGAGCTTCAGGCGATTGCGCCCATGACTAAACCCGCCGAGCAACCGGAGCTTGCGAGCGAACTGAACGTCGAAACCTTGCGCAAGGCGATCAAGGCGCAATTCTCCGGCTCGCGCGCGGTTATCGACTATATCGCTTCGCTGAACCTCACAGTCGAGGATAGGGAAGCAATCGAGAAAGTGAGAGTGATATTCTATGACACATGGCCAGAGCTTGCCTACGCCAAACAAGGCATGTCGGCGAGCGAAGCGCGCAAGCTGCGTGAGGAATTATTCTCCACGAAAAAGTCCGCCATGTCTGAGAACCAACTCAAGATATACAACGCGACGTCAAGCGCATGGCAATGGGTTAAGAAGCAATGTGACTTGAAAGCGCCGCCGAAGAAGCGCGAGCCTAACTCTGGCACGGGCAAGGCGGAAGGCGAGAAAGAGGTAAAGACAATCAATCCGGCCGACGTCAAATCGTTCGACGACTTGGCCAACGTGGTGCAAGAGGTCGCGAAGATACTGGCCTTGTGTGCGACGACTGCGTCTCAAGCGGGCGTGAAGTCGTGCGGCCTTGTGACGTGCATGAGTGACGCGGCGAAGATGCTACGCACGCAGCTGGTAGCTTCGCGCAAGGAAAACGAAGAAGCCAACAAGTAATAACACCTGGCCAGATGAGATAGTCTCATCTGGCCAACGTTCCTCAGGTAACCAGGAGAGTGAGAACATGTTGCGAGTTAATGACGGCGCTAAAGCTCCACGAATGAGCGAGCGCGCGAGACTAAGCTCCACGCTAGACCGTGACGAGCGAGACTTCCGGGCCGAAGCATGGGAGGACTTGCTGGCCCATAGAGCGAGAGTGAAGGGCCGGCGGCGCTGGCGACTATGGCACAAGCTAAGAGACTAACCCTAAGAGCCCGCGCAAGCGGGCTTTTTTTTTGTCTTTTTCCGAGGCGATACAACCTGGATTTGCTAACTCATAGGTCATGGAAACATCCTGGGGTTGTGTACACTGGGGGAATGCGCGGCCTAGTAGTTAAAAACGCGCCAAAGTGTGCTCCAAACGTAAACGATTTTAAGTCAGTGAGATTTCCTTTGTGCGTTCAAAGCCCCAAAAAGGCAGGAGTATGTATGTATGATTAAAGATATTCATATATATATACAATCTCATATGAGAAAAAAAAAAAAGAAAGTTCCCGGCTTCGGTTGCACGCCGCGTGGAGCTCTCGCCGCACGTGCATACTGCGCTAAGCCATTCATGCTAATCCATTCGCGTCCACGAAACTTTCTTTTTTCGTCCAAGAAGTTTCATTCCTTCCGAAACCGCAGATTTTTAGTCTTACATGGAGCGCCTAGCGTTTCTAGGGCGTAATGCGACTAACATAATTTCACTCAGTAAAAACTTTCAAGATTTTCTTTAGTCGTGGACCAACCCACTAGAACATCTATTATCCTTTCGCATGACCTAAAACTTGCCACTTTCTAGCGGACCCTCCCCTTGACATAAGTCTTAACCCATGAGATACTTGGAGCCTAGAAAGAAGGGGAGTGAGTGTGATGAGCGAGAGTTCGAGTATCGATCCAGATGAGACAGTCTCATCTGGCAAGTTGCAGATGAAGCGCCACGGCAAGCGTCTTCATCTGGTGCGAGGCGAATGGTTGACAGCCACTATGATCGCAGTCAGGTACGGCCTGGATTACGGAATGGTCGCCAAGCGCGTCCGGCAAGGTATCGAAGGCGATGCGCTCGCCGCGCCGCTCGCAAAGAAAGTAAAGGTGAGCGAGAAAGGATTGCCCATCGCCACGCCCGCGCAGGTCGCCGAGTTCAAGGCCAGCGGCAAGAGGCATCTGTCGCCCCACGAGTTCAGGCACCAGAAAGCCGTGTGGGCCGGCACGCACGGCGGGATGAAGTACCCTGAATGGAGCAAGCTCAACCCGCCGCTCTATCCCGGCGAAGACAGCGGCCCGGACGATGAACCCGACCAGGGCGAGCACGCCGAGGATGAATGACGCTCTCGACTTCCTCTATCCCGGGCGCAAGCGAGGTCGGCCTCGCACGCCTCCGGTCGACGAGGCGCTCAAGAGCTTCGCCCTGTCGCGCGGCTTCCGAGCCGGCAAGCAACCGGGAGGGTGGGTCGTCATCCCTCCGCACGGGTATGCGTACAACCAGATCGAGTACTATCCCAACGCCACGGTCGCATGGATCGAGGCTTACGGCAGGGCGGTAAGCCACCCACCAGATGAGACTATCTCACCTAGACCAACCAACGAAAGGAACTAACTCATGAACATATCGATCGAAACCATCCAAGCCATCATCGAGAAGCACAAGTCAAATCTCGACGATCACACAGAAGAATATGGCGAGCCGGGCTATAACGACAACCCGAAAGAATGCATTCTCTTCGCCAATTGGAACCCGGTTCCGCGCCGCATCCGCGACTGGCTGGAGCACCACGGCTATGCGCTCGAATGGAGCGACGAATGGACCGTTAATTGGGAAGGTGACCGGAAAGCCTACCGCACCAGCCCGAGCAGCTACGGCTGGAAGTCCTCGATCGTCTATCTCGACGATGGGCAAATGATCGCCAAGGGCGAGGTCGAGGACGGAACGTGCCTCGACGACTACATCAAATATCTCGTCGACCATCCCACGCGCTGCGACCAGTTCGACGTCGATTGGAGCGAGAACGGCTTCGAACGCATGGTTCCCGAGGGCCAGTATGAGACCGGCTCCCACGCGTGCCAGAACGACGACCCGAGGAAACTGTTCGCCGAGTGGAAGGCCAGGAAGCCCGACCACGAGTTCCTGTTCACGCTCGACGAACAGTCGCAGTTCTATATTACCTACTCCATCTGGGGCAGGAAGAAAGAAGGAGAGTGAGCGATGACCAAGTCCATCCGCGTACCGGCGACGGGGCCGATCGAGTACTACATGTTCAAAGGCATGAAGATGACCGCGAGCGAGATTGCGCGCAGCGCCGGCTTGTCCATGCCCACCGTCATGCGCCGGCTGCGCGCCGGCCTGCCGGACGACCAGATCGTGGCCGCGCCGCATACCCTGCCGCGAGGCATCGCTCCCCAGTACGAGAGCGCTCGCAAGGTGACGCCGAGCATCGCCCGGTTCCATCTGTCCCGCGCCGTCAAGCAGCACGACAAGTGCGCCACGCGCTACGCCAACGCGATCAAGGCGGGCGAGCCGGACCACGTCCAGTTCAGGCTCAAGCACGCCGTGGACAAGGCGTCGATCGGCGTGACGTACTGGCGCGAGCGGGTGCGCATGGCCGACAGCGTGTACGACCCGGACGTCTCGCGCATGAAGAAACTGCACACCCTGAAAACCAGACCAGATGAGATTGTCTCATCTGAAACCGACGAAGGAGAATGAACGATGGACTACAAGCACGATGGCATGGGCGTCGGCAAGACGCTCGCCTTGACCGACGCCGAGTTCGAGACGATCGAAATCAAGCTCAAGCGCGCTCGACGCCTCGACCGCAGGGGCGCGCCCAGGCTCCGAGACCTCCACGACTTGGCGAGCCGCTACTTCCCCAAGTCGAAGAACTTCATGACGCCCGACGTCCTCAAGCGCGGCAAGCGTGGGCGCTGGGCCTACGAACTCTCGACCGGGCTGAGCTTCGACCGCTCTCGCATCTGGGGCGTGACGGTCGTCGACCGCTACACCGGCGAGACCAACTATGAACTATCCAAGTGCGCTCACTCGGAGAGCGAGGCCAAGGAAATGATATTCCACCTTCGTTGGATAAAGGAGTAACTCATGTTGGATGGAACTTCGTTCGAGATGCGCTTGCGCATGCTCGGCGCTGCGTTCGAGCCTCAATGCGTGATGGACTGGGAGCTCGCCCTCGACAACGGCATGCTCTGGGTGGCCATGCGCAACGGAAACTACTGGGTCGCGCGGCGCAACGGAAAAACGCAACGCTGGAAACGCGACCACTCGCGCTTTCGCATCCCGTTCAAGTGCGGCCTCAAGGTGACTGGGGCCATAGATGAGACAACCTCATCTGCCCTCGGCTTCAAGTTCAGCGTCGGCGATCCCAACCAGCAAAGGAAGCGCAAATGACCACGTCGACTTTACGCGACCACAAGGGCCACGAGTTCAGGATGGACATCGAGTTCGACCACGACAACGGCCCGCCTTGGGAAAGCGATTGCGGCCACGGCCCGGTCACCGATCGGCGTCGGGGCAAGAAGAAGCGCCCCGGCGAGGTCGTCCTGTGCGAGGACCAACATTTGAACTATCGCTTCTATGACATGCGGGAAGCCGTCAAGATCGCCAAGCGCGATGGCTGGGGCTTCGGCTACGCGGACAAGGGGCGCGTGCCCGTCGCCGAGTTCCCTCGCGTCCGGCATATGAGCGAGTTCGAGTTCAAGCTCTGGTACGCCGGCTTGAGCAAGGGCCAGCGCGCCCATATCGCGGCGCGTCTCGACTTCAAGCGCCTGAAAGACTGGTGCGATGATCGATGGGGCTACATCGGCGTGGTCGTGAAGCACACCGACAGCCAAATCGAGCGCTCGTGCTGGGGCATCGAGAGCGACTGCCACGAGCATATCGACGAAGTCGCCTGCGGCCTCATGGACGAAATTATTCGTGAGTTGGAACAGGAAAGGAAGGTAGCTTAATGTGCAAGCGCAAACCAATAGAAACCGACGAGCAATACGCCAAGCGCGCGGGGTATCGCGTGATCCTCACCGATCTGGGATGGGTCGTCGTCAGCCCCAGGGAGAAGATCGACGACGAGAAGCTGGCGTCGAGACCCGACAGCCGGCAGAAGTTCGGCAACGATCGCGACGCATGGGCGGTCGCCGCGATCCGGGCCATGCGCGCGGGGAAGAAGCGATGAGACAGTTCGAGGTAGGCCAGCTGCTCGCGTTCTACCCCAACAGCGATGACCCCGAGACCATGAAGCAGCATGGCAAGGTCGTGCGGATCGTCGACCAAGGCGAAGAGTTCGACACCGATTGGTGGTACGGCGTCGAGTGCGTCGAGACCGGATGGAGCGGCGACGCGCTTCAGAGCGAACTGGTGGGAGTAAACCATTGAATTACGTACTGAACAATCCTCGTGAGGTAAAGATCGACATGGAGCGGCGGGCGTTCGCCATCTCGCGCGGCTACATGGTGCATCCTCGCGGGGGAGAAGGGTTCTACATCGTGGGGCCACGCGACAGCTTCGACAGGCAGGCCGCGAGGAAGGGACAGGCCCGGACCTGGACCTTGGAGGCCGACGCGTGGCAGGCTGCATGGCTTAGAGCGCAGGCCAAGGGGCGGGCAAGATAAGGCCGGGAGCTACCCCAGCCTAGGACGGGTGGCTTTTGCCCGTCCTGGGGCTTCCTAGAGGGCTAGACTTAACTTACAAACTCTATCGAGAAAGGACACGACAATGGATCAACGTATAGACATCGTGCGCGAGATCGCGGCGCGGGCCAGCGAAGGGATACTCCAACGCATGCGCGTGGACGCCAAGGAACACCTGACGCTCAGGCTGGACCCGAACGAGCGCAAGTTTTTCGAGGACGTGGTCGGCGTGCTCGACGCCGAGACGGCTCGACGGACCAAGCAAAAGGCGACCGTGACTACGATGCCGCCGCGCGTGAAGGCGTTCATCGCCGACGCGCTGAAAGACGCGCCCGACGACTTGCGCGGCTTGCTCACCGAGCCCGCGCCGGAGCAGGCTCCACGCGAGCCGATCAAGGCCAAGCCTCGCCTGGGCATCGCGTTCACGCATGAGCAGCTTCGCTACCTCGACCGCGCCGTCGGCAACTATCACGACCCCGAACCCGGCGACGAAGAGATCGCCGAGGAAGTCCTGGGAACCGTCGCGATGGCCCTGTCCATGATGAAGGGCGACTTGACTTAAGACTTTTGACCAACTATAGTTGGACGATGGTTGGTTCGATTTAAGAAAGGAAACGTCGTGTCCAACTAACCAACCATATCGAGGGCGGGCATTGTGCCCGCCCACTATTCCCACTAGCGGCGCTAGTGGGGCAGAGTTCTCTTCACAGATGAGACAATCTCATCTGAACTAACGAAAGGAAATCAAATGGCCGAGATAAACATCACTTCATTGTTCGTCGATGACACTTGGGCCTACAGCGGATCGAAAGCCACGCACGGCGAGAACGCTGGACCTCAGACATGGAGCGCGGCGAAGGAACGGGCGAAGGACGAGCCGCTGCTCAAGACCGAGGACGAGCTCGACGCCATGCGCCGCTGGGCCAAGGAGACGGGGGCGTGGAGCAAGGAAGAGATCGCGGCGTGGGACGCCGACGAGTTGAACGCCCTCTTCATCCAGCTGGTTGCCGGCGACATGCGCGAGGCCGGGATCGACGACCTCGAACTCGACGACGACGAGGGATGGAAAGAGTATGAGAAATGGATTGAGAACCAGGGCGGCTCGCTCTATCGGGGGACCGACGGTCAGGTCTATTACTACCTGGGGAATTGAACCATGAAATATCAACCCAAGCGATCGTCCAAACGCTGGTTGGAAGGCGCTCCCTACGAAGTGCTGGCGATCTATGATCGCCCGAGCTTTGCCGACAGATACACCGTCCTGTTCGGCGGCTATCTCTGGCACGAAGCCATGGGGCGCACCGTCCACGCGCTCACTATCGGCAAGCACGCCAGCGGATCGCACGAGGTCGATGCGAGCTACCGCCCTGGCAAGAAAATCAGGTGGTGCGACCTGCCTGAGTACGCGCAGAAGATGGTCCACACGTTCATCAAGCCGGACGAGCCGGGTCACTGGATCAAGACCAGGGACGACCTCAGACATTTCGAAACCGAGTTCGCGGCGCTGATGTTCAACGCCTCGATCAAGAACAAGGGAGAATATATCCATGTCGGGTGATCAGGGAACAATCAAGAAGCGGGTCGACGAAGTCAAGGTCGACGATCTTCTGGACTTTGAGGGAGACGAGTACGCCGATCCCGGCGTGATCGACGACGACGAGACTGGCGAGCCCAGGCTCCACGGCAACCCCGCGTTCGAGTTCGAGTTCGCCAGGGTCGCCGAGATCGAGCGCTCGGAGTTCGCGTGCGGCTCCACACCAGCCTGGGGAGCTTCGACTTTCCGCCCGGTCATCTGGTCGAGTGCTTCTAGGAAGCGCCACTTGGTTTGTGTGACGTTGACTTAACCAACCAGAAGGAGTAAAACATAATGGATGGAATGATGTTTCTATGGTTCCTGCTTGGTCTGTTCGTCATCTATATGATGTGTCAGACCTACGACAAACACTAGATGAGATTGTCTCATCCAACCAACGAAAGGATTTATATACATGGCAATGCGTGAGAGCAACGAACTGGTTACCCCCGAGTTCAAGATGGTCGCGGTCGGCGACATCAAAGACATCATCACTCACATTGTGATCGGGCAGAACGAACCGATCATGATCGAGGGCGCGTCGGGCATCGGCAAGACCAAGGTCGTCGAGACGTGGTGTGAAGAGAACAACGCCTTCCTCTGCACGTTCATGATCAGTCAGTATGACAGCGTGGACTTTCGCGGCACGCCGTGGACCTCGGCGCTCGACGTGGTGAAGGATAGCTTCCCTGATCACGACTACAAACTCAATAGAGCTACTCTGGTTGATGAAGAAGATGACATCGACTGGGGCAACCTCGCGACAATTCTCACGGGTCGGCCCTGGCTCGGCTTCCCAGAACCACCGGCGTCTACGCGGACGGTAGACCCGCGTTCGCCCCACCGGCCAAGTCGGCCAAGAAGTTCACGGTCTGGCATCCCGCGAGTACTCTGCGTTGATACCACTGCT